CACCATACCTTTATTTAACAAAAAATTCTGGAATAGAGGTTCGTGGGGACTTTAACTTTGAAACAAATCGTGGCATTGCTATGCCAATTAATAAAGAATTGTCAGATGAATATCGTGTAAGCTCAATGCAAGCCTGGATGTTCGCAAATCAAGATTTTTTTTCTGCTTCACCAATTGAAATTTTTGAAATTAAATACAAAGAAGATATTATTAAATTTTACATGGTTGCAGACAGTCCATCTGGATCAAGAGCTAAAATATATGCAACCAGTAGCTTAACTGGAACAGAATATACAGGGCTAACGTATTTCTGGAACGGCATATCAGTTCAAAATCCAGTTATTACAATAAAAGAATGGGGATCCCTAGGATTGCAGTTCTCATCTGCACTAAACTTTGACCTATACACTGGTGCAATTAATCTAAATGGTCCAATACTGTTTAATAATATATCTTTCTACCAGGCAAACAATTTACAGACAATACAGAGCATTGTTACTAGGCCTTGGCAAAAGGTTGAAATTGAAAATGAATGGACATATTGGAGCGAGAACTTTAGCTGGCAAGAGGCTCTAGTTGTCTCAAGCTCAGAACTATACGGAGTCAACCCAACAGATGTTTATAAAAATTACCTAGGAACTAATAAGATTATCATTGATGATAATGAGGGTATGACGTTTGATTCTAATCAAATAAAGATATATACTGATACTACATGGGAAACAAAGACCCTCTTGCCAGTCTAATATGGTATACTTGAGGTTATGGATTCATTAATAAACCCAAAAACTGGTAAACCTATTGTCAACAACGTACGCAGAAAAGTCATTGATAAGCATTATGACTGGGGACTTTATGTATATAAGAAATCAACAGGTAAATGGTTTACAGACGGATCAGGCTCAGTTTTAAACATACCTGCACAAAAAGGTGACATAAGTAAGATTGCCGAGCTAAAAAGAGAAGCAATCGCTTGTGGAGATGATGGTCAAGGTACGGCAGTCTTTGTTCCTGGATTGACAAGGGTAACAGAAGAAGAATATTCAGAGCAAAAGGATAGAATGAAGCAAGGATTAATTCCTTCTTTGAATGATCTTGGTGCTATTGATGCAGCACAGAAAACTTTAAGGATGTATGGCGATGAGGGATAATTCTGATTACGTTAGTGCAAAACTAAATACACAAGAAGAAGAAGAAAACATCTTCTATGCCCAAGACCCATTTAATAAAACATGGGATGATCTAAAAGACCTTGGTGGTATTAATCAAAACTTTAAAAGAAGAACTGTCAGGCTTTTAAACAAAGCTGCTGAAATGACTCCAGCATACCTAGACTCAGCAAATGCTCAGTCATCTGGAATAGATGGTACTGGAACAAAGGGTATTAATCCTGGAACAGTATACCGAAATGGATATGGTCTATTTGATATTATTACTCCACCATATAACATGTATGAGCTAGCAAACTTTTACGATACATCTTTTGCTAACCATGCTGCTATTGATGCTAAGGTAGAAAATGTTGTAGGTCTTGGATACCGTTTTGATATTTCAGACAGAACATCTTTGCGCCTTGAAACTTCAAGTGATGAGCAAGCCTCTTCTCGTGCTCGCAAGAGAATTGAGCGCATGAAGATTGAACTTCGTGATTGGCTAGAGAATTTAAATGATGATGACTCATTTACAAAGACTATGGAAAAGGTTTATATAGACTTAGAGGCAACAGGAAATGGTTTCATTGAAATAGGAAGAACTGTTGAAGGCGACATCGGATACCTAGGTCATATTCCAGCGACCACTGTTCGTGTTCGTAGACTAAACGATGGCTTCCTTCAGATTATTGGTCAGCAAGTAGTTTACTTTAGAAACTTTGGGGCTAAGAACCAGAACCCAGTTACTGTAGATACTAGACCAAATGAGATTATTCATTTAAAGCAATACTCACCATTGAATACATTTTATGGTGTACCAGACATTGTTGCTGCTTTCCCATCTTTGATTGGTGACAAGTTAGCATCACAATACAATATTGACTACTTTGAAAATAAAGCGGTACCACGATATATCATCACTCTAAAGGGTGCCAAGCTAAGTGCAGATGCAGAAGATAATATGTTTAGATTCTTGCAGACTGGACTAAAATCTCAATCCCATAGAACTTTGTATATACCACTTCCTGGCGATACAGATCAAAACAAGGTTGAGTTTAAGATGGAGCCAATTGAAAATGGTATTCAAGACGGATCATTTAAAGAATATAGAAAGCAAAATCGTGATGATATCCTAATTGCCCATCAGGTTCCAATTTCTAAACTTGGTGGCTCTGACTCTGGTATCGCAGCAGCTTTGTCTCAAGATCGCACATTCAAAGAACAAGTTTCACGACCAGCACAACATCATCTTGAAAAGATTATCAATAAGATCATCAAAGAAAAAACAGATATTCTAGAGTTAAGGTTTAATGAGCTAACTCTTACAGATGAAATTGCTCAATCTCAAATTCTTGAACGTCTTGTTAAGACTCAGATCATGATGCCAAATGAGGCTAGAGAAGCTCTTGATCTTCCACAAACTAAAGACGGAGATACACCTTTTGTAATGTCTCCAGGACAAGCAAATGATGCTCAATCAAATGCAACTTCAAATCGTCAACGGGATACAGAAAGAGTCAATAACCAGTCAGATGGCCCAGCAACTATTGCTGGAAGAAATCCTAAAGGTGAAGGAAGATCATCTCAATAATTGAGAAAACTCATAAATGTTTGGTATAATAGATAAGCTATGAATATAAATAAAGCTTCCTGGGTTACCGACGGAGACAACGTTCGTCTATCAATGCCTTTTGGCAAGGTAGATCAAGAACGAAGACTTGTTTCAGGTTTTGCCTCTCTAGACAATGTTGACAAACAAATGGACATTGTAACTACCGAAGCTAGCATGAGTGCTTTTGCAAAATTTCGTGGGAACATTAGAGAAATGCACCAACCATCTGCTGTTGGCAAAATGATCTCATTTAAAGAAGAAAAATATTTTGATCCAGAATCAAAGAAGTTTTATAAGGGAGTATACGTCTCTACCTATATTTCTAAGGGTGCCCAAGATGCTTGGGAAAAAGTTCTTGATGGTACATACACTGGTTTTTCAATCGGGGGACGAATGAACAAGTGGGATGACGCATATGATGATACAATGGAAAAGCAAATTAGAATTATCAAGGACTATGACCTTATTGAGCTATCTCTTGTTGATAGTCCAGCAAACCAATTTGCTAGCATTATGTCAGTTGAGAAGGTTGATGGTGTAGATATGATTAAAGCAGATAACACTGTTTTAGAAAATGTATTCTATGACAAAGAGTCTGGATTAGTTATTGTTTCTGAAGAAGAGACACAAGTAAGTCCTGCAACTGGACAAGAAATGAAGAACATTGGTTTTGTTGAAAAAGATGATTTAGAAAAAGCAAATATGATAAAGTTCTTAGTTGATAGTGCTAAAGGCATTAGTACAATTAAGATTACTAAGGAGGTAAATCCAATGACAGAAGCAACAGAAGTAGCAGTCGAATCTGCAGTTGAAGAAGTTGAGGTTACTCCAGAGGCACAGCCAGCAGTTGTTCAAGAAACACCTGCAGTAGTTGAGGAAGCACCAGCAGCTGAAAAAGCTCTTGCTGTAGAATCATCTGATGGTAGTGCAGAGTCTCCAGTTGCACCTGCAGCTGAGACTGTAGAGAATACTGCAGACAAGGCAGATAGCCTTGATGCAAATGCAACAGCATCTAATGAAGAAATTGCTAAAGCAGTTTCAGACATTAAGGATTCTCTAACTAATGCCTTTGGCGATCTCGCTTCAACTGTAAAATCTTTACATGAGCAGATTATGACACTAAGTAAGTCTCTTGAATCCGTAACTAGTGAGGTTAAGGAAGTTAAGGGAACATTTGATGAGTTTGGCAAGCGAGTGGATGACGTAGTAGCAGACACAGCTTTCCGCAAGTCTGGCGATCTAGGCGAGATCGTACAGTTCGAACCACTTAAGGTTCAAAAATCCCTATGGGGCGGTCGTTTCCTCACATCAACCGACCTATTCAACTAAGATATAAAATCACTAGGAGGTGAACAATATGTCGGAACAAGAAACAAATATAGAAAAGAACTACCCAGGATCTGGTGGCAGCGGAGCAGAGATTAACTCTCAAGGCGCAACAGTATCTGGTGGTATTGGTGGTGCAACTGCCCGTGATGCAAATGGTAACGTAGATCCAGCTACATCACTCGGTAACACAGCAACAGCTAACTTCGGTGTCACAACTGGACCTAACGCTGTTAATCCAACTGGAACATCAGGTGGTATTTTAGCACCAGAGCAAGCTCGTCGCTTCATCGACTACGTGTGGGATGGAACAGTTCTCGCCAAAGATGGTCGTAAAGTTACAATGCGAGCAAACACAATGGAAATCGAGAAGGTTAACGTTGGAGAGCGTGTAATCCGTGCTGCTGCTCAAGGTAGCCCAAACTACACAAACGCTGGCGCAACATTCTCAAAGGTAGAACTAACAACCAAAAAGATTCGTCTTGACTGGGAAGTTTCTACAGAATCACTAGAAGACAATATTGAAGGCGGTGCTCTTGAAGATCACCTAGTTCGTCTTATGACAAACGCTTTCGCTAATGATATTGAAGATCTAGCAATTAACGGCGACGGCTCAACTGGCGACTTCCTTTCAATCATGGACGGATTCGTTAATCGTGTACAAACTGAAGACTCTCACGAAGCAGTCACAGTTATCAGCGACAACAACTGGACAACCGCTGCTATGCAAGATATCATCTTGGCTTTGCCACGTAAGTATCGTGCACTAAAGGCTGGTCTAAAGTTCTATGCTGGTACAGATGTTTTCCAAAGCATCGTTAAGAACAACGGTACACTTGCTGATGCAATCGCAGAAGCATTTTCACCAATCGCTGCTGGTACACCAGCAAACCGTCAATCATACCTAGATGGCGGAGCACAGACATTCGGTGGTGCTCGCACTACTCGTGTTCTAGGCATTGATGTTATGGAAGTTCCTTACTACCCTGCAGGATATGTCGACTTGACATTCCCACAGAACCGTGTATGGGGATTCCAACGTGACATCACTGTTAACCGTGAATACAAGCCAAAGAAGGACACAATTGAATACACAGTATTCGTCCGCTTTGGTATTCAATGGGAAGAACTAGATGCAGTTGCATACCATGACATTTCAGATTCATAATCTGTAGTCAACCTAGAGGGGGAGTAGAGTAACATCTGCTCCCCCTTCTTCATATTCTGGTATAATTTAGTCAGGAGGGAATGCTTTGAACATTGATAATTTATTAAATAAAACAGTTTTTGAATTAAAGTCGTATGCTAAAACTAACGGTATTCCTTTGGGGGACGCAAAAAAGAAAGTTGATATACTCTCAACAATTGAAGCATTTACTCCATCTAGTGTTATAACAGAAAACATTAAAGAAGAATACGATAAAGTAGCCCTATACTCAAAAAGAAATATACATTGGTCTGAAATTGGAAACCTCAAGATTGGATACAATATTGTGTCTAAAGATCAAGCAAAAGTTATGTCTACCCATAAGGCTGTGCGTGTTGCATCTCCTGAAGAGGTAGCAAGTTACTATGGTAAATAATGCAACTACTACGTAAAGCTCCATATCCACTATCTATATCGTATACCGTTCCAGATAGCCTTACAGACTATATTCTAGTCATTAGAGATATGTCTGAGCAGACAGAGCTTGAAGAGTCTGTTACATCTACATCTGGGTCTTTAGTTACCTATTCCCTTACTGGAGATTTTACAAAGTATGATAAATCCTATGCCCTTACAATTTATGAAGACCTAACCGATTCTGGAGCTGAGATAGTTTATGGAGATGTTGTTGTAGAGGATAATTTAGATATTCAAAGACCATACGTTGACCCAGAAACACTTGGAACCACAGCTACAGAAATTGCTCAGTATAAAGAATATGAAAATTTAGCCAGACTTATTATCGACTCAGTAACTGGTGGATTCTATTATAATAGAACATACCTAGAGGTTGTTGGTCAGGGTACTGACTATATGCCACTTTGGAAAAAAACAGAAAAACTTTTAAAGGTGTACGAGAATACGGTATTAGTATATGACTTATCAGAATCACCAGCAGCTCTTGGATCATTTAATTATGTAATTACAAAAGATAGAACATCAATTACAAAAGATCCAGTACTAGACGAAGGTGAAATAAATCGTGCAGAAAGAAAACCTGCGAGAATTCCATTAGCACCATCAGACTCATACAATGTTTTTGATACAGAAGATAGTGGTTTAGTTCAAACCATTTCTGCAGGAGTTGGTTTTGCCGAGGGCACCGATTATATATTCCAACTAGAAACAGGATATAAGGTAGTACCATACGATATCCAAGATGCAACAAAGATTCTTATTGAAGATATTAAGTGTGGAAAGCTAGACTATTACAAGAGGTTTGTCAAGAGATATGAGACAGATCAGTTCCAGATTGAATACGATAAGCGACTAATTGATGGTACTGGAAACCTATTAGTTGATAAGATTTTAGATAAATACAAAACCTCAATAACTCGTCCTGGGATTTTATAATGTTAGTATGTGAAGAAAATGACTTCATGTACCCTATGAGAGCTGATATTTATTATCCAATCATAACTCAAAATGACTATGGTCAAGCAAACAAAGAGTGGGTATTTGATAGAACAATTGTATGTAACGCAACCTCTGTTGGAGGAAACGGTACTGAAGATATCAGACCAGAAGTATTCCTTCAGTATGAAAATAAGCTCATTGCTCGAAGCAAGTCTGACATAAGAACATCATCTACAAATACTCTAAATGCTGCAACCAATATATTGATTACTAATATTAGAGATATTCATGATAATCTTATTTATACCGAAAGTGCTGGGCCAAGAGCAGGTCGTGGAACTATCTATGAACTAGGAACCTTTGATCCATTTAGTGGACCATTTGGAGATGTTGAATTCTTTAAGATGCTGTGGCGTAGGACTGAAAACCAAAGCGTTGGTGACTAATGAAAATTTCTACAAACACTAAAAGCTTTACAAAACAAATGAACAACATAGTTAATTATTCTTTTGGATTTTTAGACGGGGTTGAAAAAGGAAAAAGCGTATTCTTAAACAACTTAGGTCACGGAGTATTAACAGCGTTATATGATTACATTGATGCAAGTGCTAGATCTAATCCAAGAGCAATGCACCATATCTATGAATGGATGCAAACTGGTAGCCCAGAGGCAAGACTATACGACTTAAGTTATACAGTAAGTAACTTAGGCCTTAGCTTTAAATCAAAGTTTACGCAGTCACAATCATTTTCAAGAGATTCTAATACTCCATTTTATGATAAAGCAAGAATAATGGAACAGGGAATTCCAGTTAAAATTGCTCCAGTTAGATCTGATGTT